ATATAGGCAGCCTCCTCAGCCATGCGGAGGTGTTCAAGAAGCTGGGCGAAGGTATCGGCCTCGGAGATAGCTCCGCCGATGGTTTCATAAGGGAGTCGGTTGGTCATGAGTCCACCTTCGTGATACGTACGGAGACGACAAAGGAAGCATTGTAACGTGCGATTATATTTCCATTGTTAATAAGATCCAGAAACGAACCATTCCAAGCCCAGGTGGTGTCCAAAGGATAGTTGTCCTCGTATAGTTCATCATCTATGCACAGCGTCACGCACAGTTGTTTGGTCATAGGATTCCCTTCCTGCGTAAGATTTCCAGGGCCTTGGATTTCGACTCAGCCGACACCTCCGGCTTGACCCGTTTGGGCTCCATAGGGAAGGTTGCCCGCGAGCGGCCGTTGGTGGGTTGGTTACGGGATTCGCGATCAAGGAGTTTGAGGACCTTGGACAAGGCACCTTCGGTTTTATCAAACTTCGTGATAAGGCCGCTGGCCAGTTCAACGTAAATCGCCCCTCGATCGTGCCAGATCCGGCAGGAGTAGGATGGGGAGTTTGCGAAGGTTGGGACTACCATGGTGTGAGCCTTTGTTCCATGAGGAGATCGACTTCCTTGCGCAGCTTGGCGATTTCGAGGAGGGCTTCTTCGAATTTACGGAACATTTCCTCGGCGTGCCGGCGCTCAGCCTGCCGCGCTGCGACCCAGGTGCGTGTTATGTCCCAGTCATCGAAGGTCATGATCCGCTCTCCAATCGCTGGGCGAGTTCCTTTGCGAAGGTTGTTAAGGAAAAGGTCACGGGGTAATCGTGATCAAGCTCAATGAGCGTATCGCCGCTATCAACATTGCAGATGATGGTAAAGTTATTCTCCCGGAGGATGGAAATTATTTCAGCTTCAAGCTTGCGCCAAGTTGTCATGATAAGTCTCTCAATGTAGTGATAATATCCTGATCCCACACAACTTCACCAGCGGCGTTGTAGAGTGAAAAGAGCCCCTTAGTGATATCGACTGACAAGTCTCCTGGTGGAATATTCACGCGTGGGTCAGGGATGAAACCATAAAGCACAAAATCCAGTTCCCCATTATCATCCCAACCCGTTGCAGTTCCTATCCTTCGGCCGACAAGTGTCCATGTTCCTATCATCCGGCCGAGGAGTGTCCATTCAGTTCTTCCAGTCATGCTGTCCTCCATTCTAGGTACCATTATACCTGATAACGCGGGGAAAGTCAAGAACAATCCCTTACCTAGTCCGGCTGATATGGCCTAGTCGGGATGGATGGGTTGTGTCATCACGCCATCCCCTCGTTGCGTAGGAGGATGGCGCGGATGTCCTTCATGGTTTCCAGGATCGCCCGCAGCAAGCGGTCCCCCTCGGTTTCGTGGTCTGGGGGAGATGGTGGGAGGAAGATGATGGGCTTGCGCGCCTTGCGTGGCTTAGACATTGTAACCTCCATTGTGCTTGGTGGAAAAGGGGAGGGATTTGCGCCCTCCCCTGGGGATTAAATAGCTCGCCATTGTTCTGTTGAAAAGTAAGTGTCCCCACGAGGATATGTTGCGAGAACTAAAGCCCCGTTGGGTAATCTAATCCATACCCAACGTGATCGGCCAGTGGAAGCATTGGCGTTGCCAATGCGAGAGCTAAGTACAAACTCTACAGCCTCTCGTGGAGCATATTGTTGCCAGTGCCCTTTAGCATTTGAAGCGCCTTCTTCGTAAACAACCCACTGAGGTTCAGTCATTGTGTCCTCCACAATGAAAATGGGGAGGGATTGCTCCCTCCCCTGATTGCATCAGGCTGCGATGGCGACCTTGACTGAATTCAACTTCGATTGAACATCATTGGCGGTATTGAACCAATGATCCCTTGCTTCCGACATATTCCGAAGGGCATCCTCCAGTTCCATGATTTTGAGTTGTGCGTCGTCACGCTCCCTCTTGGTGGTATCAAGGGTCTGAGCCGTGGCGATGAACTGATTGTGCCAGTTATCGCTTGTGCCAACAGCGATGCTGTGCAGATTGGCCGTTGTGGCATGATTACTGCGCTCCGTATCGAGGTCGGCTCGGAGTTGGGCGTTCTCATCCTGAAGGGCCTGACGCTCAGTGCGAAGCCGCTGGACTTCCTCATCCAACCTCGCAGTGGTCTCACGATAGACCTCGACATCGTGCTTGAGCTGCTCGACCACAGTGCGAAGCTCCTCCACCTCCTTCGCAAGGGTGGATGCCTGGATCACGCTGTCCGCAAGACCCTGGAAGAACTTGGACACGGAGGTGGCGTCGTCGGCGTTGAAAGACATGGAAGGGGACTCCTGGGTTGTGGTAGGAATGGTTTCCTGGGTGGTAGGAATGATAGTGGTGGCTGGACGGATGGTGATGCCAACGAGATTTCCGTCGGTATCAAGCTGTCCAGAGACGAAATGCTTGCCCTTGGCACAAGGGAAGTACAACTCCCCATGGTATTCATCGTATTCGAGCGTAACCGGCCCACTTGCGCAGTCAAAGCCATGAAGATCAACGATATCACCGACTTTTAGATCGCTGATCTTGGCCCATTCGGGATGATCCCCATAATCATCCACTCTAAGTTCCGAATGTATATACATAATAGTTCTCCTTACGTTGCCCTACTACAGGGAATGGGCAGTTTAGCGTCATACCCAGGACATTCCCAGATCAGCAGCTAGCTTTAGAAGTGCTAGATCGTGCTAGAAGGAATGCAACCGGTCGCAAGATTAAGTGGTCATGACTCCACTTAACGATTAGTGCGCTGTGGCTTGGGCAGGCTTGCCCTTGCCTTTAGCAACCTTCACAGCCGCTGCAACGTCCTCCGCAGTGGCAGTGTCCTTCTTTTTCCTCGTTGGCGCAACCTTAGGCTTGGCGGTCTCCGCGGAGGCAATAAGATCAGCCAACGCAGTGCCTTCCTTTGGCTTCGCAATGATGCTCTCACGAGCCTTCATCTTCGCGACATTCTCTCGCGCCTTGACGAGATAGGAATCATCCTCGGCGATAAGCTCGTCCGCCGCGGCTGTAATCACACTGGACTTGATGCCGGTGATCTTCTTTCCCGCCTCACGGAAGGCAGCCTTCACTGCTTCCCGCGCCAAGCGCCGGGCCTCGGTAGTCACCTCTCGGCCTTCCTTGGCCGCCGCCTTGCGTTTCTTAAGGTTGCCCTCGACAAGGTTCTTCAGGTTTTCCTCGCCCTTCGCGAGAGCAGCGGACTGTGCTTCGGCGAGTTCATCGCCATCAAGATCCTTCACCGTGATCTTGCTCATGTTCTTATTCAGGAGGGTTTTAAGGCCTTCCTGAAAAATCGCTGCGTAGATTTCATCCGAGAACGCCTCGGTGTCCACGCTTATATTCTTCTTCGCTTTGGTGATAGCAACTGCTATCATAGGCATATTGGTGGCTCCTATTGGTTGGGCCAAAGGCATCCTAGGACTCTTTCATACTCCCTCCTATTGCTGCCGAAGGCTGTGCTAGGGATTGCACGATCTAAGCCCCCGTAAGGGCTTAGGGCTTGCAATCACTGTGGTACAACGGTAAGAATGATGGAACTAGGACCGTGTGTGGTGCTTTCAAGACAATGCACTGTAGCATTATCCACAATCGCACCCAGTCCGTCTATCAGTTCAGCATGTGTTGCATACTCTCGCGCTGTCATTTCAAAGTCTGTGCCGTTAGCTTGATTGACTGTGATGTATACTGCATACATGGCTTTCGGTCCCTGGGGATTGCACGATCAAGGGGAGGGATAAGCTCCCCTTGGGCTTGCAATCAAGCAACAGTTGCTCCTGATACAGGCTTTGTACGTGGGAGAGCTTTTATTGCGTCCTCAATATCCACAATACTCACACCCCGTTTCAGTGCATCACCAACGACTATTAAAGTCGTGGCCATTCTATAGGCTGAAGGCGATGTAGTCATTTCTTGTACCATAAGAACTTTAGGCTTAGTCATGTTGTCCTCCGTTCAACGTATGATAGCTTGCACAACGTTATTGACCCGTATCGCATAGGCAATCCATCGCTTCGCAAGGGGCATATCCTGCCACACCACCGCAATATGGTTCGCCTTATCATAACAAATCTCCCGGATCATTTCAAGCACGCTCCCAAGCCCTTGGCTATCAATCATCCGTTCGAGTTGTTCCGAGGGTGTCCAAGAGATCGGGGTAGAGGTGATAGGTATCGTCCGCACTCCCGGCAATATTGCTTCCGCTTTGGTCATCTTCCCATCCTTCGCTTTGCCTGTTCAATCCACTTGGGATCACTACGTATCATTTCCGCTGCCTGAATACGCAATACCCGCCGTGTTGTATGGATAGTCAACCCACGCTCGGACTTAATCCAATCCATCGCAAGCTGCATGGCTAATTCCCATACACGCACATCGCTAAGGTTTTGGATTTCCATTTACTGTTCCCCGATTTCAACTCACAGTATATCAAACTTCACCACCATTTGCAACAACAATCGCACCACGCACCGTACATAACCATCGCCCAGACCGTTGATGCACCTCGCGAAATGTCCGCCCTGATGTCATCAGAATATAACGATCCTACTCTCATCCTACCCTCATGTGACCCTCATAGTCTAGTCCGAGCTGTTTGGGCACCTATCTCGAATTTCGCGGAGTGGGCGGGTCTTACTGTTCTTAATTTTTTTTTTTTTTTTTTTATCATAAGGAACACTATCCCAAGGTTTCAATAAAATCTGCGGGAGAGGGCCACTTCAGCCCGACTAGACTATGAGGGTAGCATCAGGGTAGGATGAGAGTAAGATATTTATTTTCTGATGACACCAGATAGGTCCGACCTGCTCGCCGCCGTCGTTGCTACAAGGCCCTCCATTCCGCCAGCCGCGACCCGTAGTGCGCTGGCCACCTCGCCCCGCTACCCACCTAGCGGCCTGATCTAAAACGCGCCAGCGACCTCGCCAAGGCGTTTTAGATCAAACCGTGAACACACAGAACGCAAGAAAACGGGCACACTCTGCCCGTTGACTTGCCATGATGTATTGGCTCTAGCGTAACTTTGTCGAGCCATCCCATAGTTCTGGGCGATAGCCTTTATCGAATAGGGCTTCGAATATCATTATCGCCGCGTTCCACGTTTCGACCCTGCAATAGTGCATCCGGCCATAGTGCAGCCATTGGATTGAATATTGCTTATCCATATCGATACCTCAACCATTGATACCGATGCAACGCTCGCCACACTTGGCCCAAGGCCCTTCGCCGTGACTTACGACGCATGGCCGCCGCTCACCTGCGCCGCGATGAAGTCTGCCAAGCTGCCCTTGCTCTGCTTCGTCTTGGCCGGCTTACGATCATCCTCCACCAACGCCGCACTAAGCTTGCCAAACCGATAACCAAAGACCATCCGCTTGCCCTGCGGAATATCCAAGCTCGCAACGGCCGTTGCCTCGAACGCCTCTCTAAGCGCCGCTGCCTTGCGCTGCGCGGCCTTGTACTCGCCATACGCTTTCTGCGCCTCAACATCCAGCGTCTCGACATCGATGTCCATCCAATTCGCATCGCTCATGTGTATCGCTCCAATGATCGGAACAGGGATTGCCCGATCGACGAGCCGATCATAGCCCAGACAAACCGTGAACGCCGTGCTCATTTCGCCAGGCAGCCATGCGCCCACCGCATGGCGTTCGCGGAACGTTACATGAACGAACCCACGCGAGAGCCACCCCCACCCCCAAAAATCGACCCTCGTCGCCAGGCCACTACCCCTCCGCGCAAAAATATTAAAATTTACTTTTCGGGCCTCCCTTTTTGCTTGACTTCGGAGGATTGGGGGTGCATAATGATGGGAGAATTGAAACAGGTGCGCGGGAAGATGTATATTGAGATGTATGGCAAGCGGAGCCGAGGGAGCCAGCCGCATTCGTTGCGCCAGCTAGTCGCGGAGGACGAAGTCGTCGCCAAGCGCGGAAAGCCGAGCCTTCCCAAGTTGAAATTCATGGAGGGGCTGGGCCCCGAGGATCCGAGATATGACGCGGACGCGCGGGCGGCCTAAGGGGGGATATATCCCCGATGAAGATCGGCGCCCAGCCTTGCAGCGCATCAAGGAGCGTCATCGGCTGCTCGCGAAGTACATCGCTGCGGGGTTGACGCGGAATGAGATCGCGGCCAGGCTCGATTACACCCCCGAGCGGGTGGGGCAGCTTTCCCTCGACCCAGCGATGCAGAATCTCGTAGCCCAGTTCCGTAATCACGACCACGTGCGTGAGATGGCTGGGTTCGATGAGATCGCGCTCCTACGCAGCGTCTCGGTGCAGAACGCTCTGCGCTCCGCCATGGCGATGCAGGACACTCTCAACTACTACGAAGACGCCGATGAGCGCATGCCTGTCCGTGAGAGCGCCAAGATCTTCGAGCTCTCCGCAGACCGCGTCGGCTTCGGGAAGCACGCAACCAACATCAACGTGAATGTTGATTTCGCAGCGCAGCTGGATCAAGCGATCGACCGATCTCGCAGCGCAAAGCTCGTCTCCGGGAAGTTGTCCTCCCCCGATCCTTCCCGTGAGGGAGGGGCTGGTGCCGCCCATACACCTCCACCAGCCCCTCAACTTTCGGCGCCGCAGGAAGGGGAGGAGCCTCGTGGGGAGGTTCTTCCCCGACCTGCTGTGAGGGCGCGCAGCGTCCAAGAAGATCGGCCTGCCCCCTTGCTTTTTCCCCGGAGGTTCTAGGCGTGGACGCCAACTTTGATCCACGTCTCATTGCCTGGCTGGCTTCGGTCTCCGAGGATCCATTTGCGTTCGTTATGGGTGCGTTTCCCTGGGGGCAGCCTGGGCGCCTCGCGGACGAGATCGGCCCCGAGGAATGGCAGAAAGCCCTCCTCGGCCGCATTCGTGATGGCCTCATCACTGCCGAGGCTGCGATTCAGGAGGCCACTGCCTCCGGCCATGGAGTTGGAAAATCCTGCTGCGTTGCCTGGATAATCCTCTGGGCTATCTCCACCATGACCGACACCAAGGGCGTGATCACCGCCAACACCGAGACCCAGTTGAAAACCAAAACCTGGGCGGAGCTCGGCAAGTGGTACCACCTTTTCATCGCGAAGGACCTGTTCAAGCTCACCGCCACCTCCCTCTTCCACCCCGAGCGGGAGCGCACCTGGCGCATCGACATGGTCCCTTGGTCCGAGCGCAATACCGAGGCCTTTGCAGGATTGCACAATAAAGGCAAACGAATCCTCCTCATCTTCGATGAAGCCTCCGCCATCCCCAACGTAATCTGGGAAACCTCCGAAGGCGCGCTCACCGATGAGGACACGCAGATAATCTGGCTGGTCTTTGGCAACCCAACCCGCAACGTGGGCCGGTTCAAAGACTGCTTCCCGGGCGGTGCCTTCTCCGCCTACTGGCACTCCACCGAGATCGACTCGCGCACCGTTCGCTTCACCAACAAAACCCAAATCGCAAAGTGGATCACCGCCTATGGCGAAGACTCCGACTTCTGCCGCATCCGCATTTACGGCCAGTTCCCGCGCGTTGGCGAGATGGAGTTCTTCTCTGCTGAAGATGTCCAGGCAGCTGCTCTTCGCGATGCTGTTTCTGGTATATCTGATCCCCTTGCTCTTGGGGTTGATGTTGCACGCTATGGGAAGAATTCTTCTGTCATCTACCCACGCAAGGGAAGGGATGCTCGGACTTATGATCGGCAGCGGTACCAAGGACTGAGCACGGTTCAACTCTCCGATCGGATTTTCGAGGCCAACTTCACCTACCACGCGGATGGGATCTTCATCGATGGTGGTGGCGTGGGCGGGGGCGTCGTAGACCAAATCCGTGCGAAAGCCCTCCATTGCTACGAAGTCCAGTTCGGTGCGAAGGACGATACCCCGCACCACACCTGGGGCAGCCAAGGCGAGCGCTACGCAAACAAGCGCTCCGGAATGTACGGCGCAGCACGCGCGTGGCTCAAAACCGGTTGCATCCCCAACGACCCCGATCTCCTCCGCCAATTTAGCTCCATCAAATACATCATCAACAAGCGCGATGAAATCCAGCTGATCTCCAAAGAGGACATGCTGAAGCTCGAGCCCGATCTCGAGCTCGACGACATCGACGCCTTCGTCACCACCTTCGCGCACGCGCTGGCGCCGCATGAATTTGCCGGTGGCGAGCACGCTCGCAAGCCCCTCGTTGAGCACGAATACGACCCCTATCGCACCTTCGAACTGGAGGACGCATGATCGCTCAGTGGAAGAACGACTGTTGCGAAGCCTGGACTCTCGACGACGGAACCTTGGTTGTTAGGATTCGGGTTCTGGATAACCGAGAAGAGGCTGGGTTTTATTATGAAGTCAACACCCTGCCTCCGATTAAGGCTGAAGCCGCATGAGCCTCTCCGCCCCCACTCCCACGCCTCCGGCACCGGTGCTGCCCGCAGCCACCCCTGCGGCCCCACCTGCCTTCGGTGCGCAGTCGGCCCCTGGGCAAAAGCCAAAAGCCAAAGCCAGCCAACCAACATTCTTGGGGGCCCAGCTTTCCTCCAATCCCTCCAACACGGGTCAGAAAACCCTCCTCGGCCAGTGATGCCCGTAGTCCCGATCACCAAGAACCAGCCCTCCGCTCCCGCTCAGCCTATGCCCTCTGAGCCAGCGCTCCTGATGGCCCTCGCCGAGATGCACCGTCAGGGCCGATTTGAAAAGCCCCCCGCAAAGGAACCCACGTAGTGCAATACGGCTCCGCTGCAGCCACCTCTACCTATCCCAACCTCTCCCCCGAGGCACGGGCAAAGGTGCGCCGCGCGACCAACCGTCTTGCCCCGGGCCCAGCTTCCGATCCCGACCTCGCCTTCCGTCGAGCCTCAGAGAGTAGGCTTATAGGTCTGCGGGTGAACCGCTACTCTTGGTGGGTACACTGGCGCGAGCTCGCTGACTACGAACTCCCTCGTCGCTATAAATGGCTGATCACCCCAAATCAGATGGCTCGAGGCTCTCCGATCAATGCCCATATTCTGGACTCAACTGGCTCCATGGCAGCACGGAACTTATCTGCTGGGATGATGATGGGGTGCAGCGATCCTACCAAGAGGTGGTTTCGATACAAACTAGGCAGACTGGATTCTACACAAACCTCACCGGTGTCCTTATGGCTCGCTGAGGTCGAACGCATCATCGGCTTGGTCCTCGCTGAATCCAACTTCTATGACGCCCTCGCCATCTTCTACTTCGACCTCGTCGTCTTTGGCACAGCCTCGATGCTCATCTACGAGGACTTCGACAATGTCATCCGATGCGTCAATCCTTGCCTGGGCGAGTATTATGTTGATAACGATGGTCAACTTCGCCCTTGCGTCTTTGCTCGGGAGTTTACTTACACTGTTTCGCAGGCTGCGGAAGAATTCGGGGTGGAGAACCTTTCCCCGTCGACAGCCTCCCTCTGGGCTCAAGGCGGCACCTCCCTAACTCGCGAACTGGTCATCGCCCATATGGTCGAGCCCAACATCGACGGAAGGACATACGGTGTCCCAGAATCCTTCGCCTATCGAGAATGCTATTGGGAGTGGGGTGGCTCTGCATCTCCTCAAGGAGGCTCATCATACAGCCCGGGTCTACTCCGCAAGCGAGGTTTTCATGAGTCGCCCGCCATCGTCACGCGATGGGATCTCGTATCTAATGATGCGTACGGTCGATCCCCTGGTATGGACGCTCTACCCGATATCAAACAGCTGCAACTAGAAACCAAGCGGCTCTCGCAGGGCATTGACAAAATGGTCAACCCTCCGATGATCGCGGATGTCCAACTGAAAAACCAACCCGCCTCCCTGCTCCCTGGCGGCGTGACCTACGTCTCAGGCATGATCGCCCAGGGCAAAACTGGCTTCGCTCCGGTCTACACCGTCGATCCCAAGGTCAACGAAATGCGGGAGCAGCTTGGGGAAGTCCGGGCTCGCATCGGGAGCACCTTCTACAATGACCTCTTCAAAGTCATCTCCCAGTTCGAAACGCGCTCGAACGTTACCGCTACCGAAATCGACGCTCGCCGGGCCGAAGCAATGCTCATGCTCGGTCCAGTGCTTGAGCGACTCAATCATGAGGGATTTGCCAAGATACACGATCGGGTCTTCGGCATTGCGTCGCGTGCAGGCATCTTGCCGCCAGCGCCAGCAGAGGCTCAAGGCAAACACCTCACCATCGAATTCACCTCCATGATCGAGCTCGCGCAAAATGCGAATCAAGCCTCTGGGATTGAGCGTCTATTCAACATGGTGGGAGCGCTCGCCGGGATTGACCCCGCAGCTGTCGATAACGTTGACATTGACTATGGACTCGATAAGGTATCGCACCTATACAATAACGATCCCAAGCTTATTCGTTCGCCTGCTCAGCTGGCTGCGATCCGCCAGCAACGCGCAGCGCAAGCCCAGCAAGCCCAACAGGCCGCCCAAGCCGACACCGCACAGAAACTAGCCGCAGGTGCAAAGACCCTCTCCGAAGCCCAGCCCGGTTCCGGCTCTCTCCTCACCAAACTAACCGGTGCGGCATGAAACAGTTCGAATACAGAAATGAACTAGTCGAGGGCCTCGGTTACAGCACAGACGAGGAAGCCACCGTCGCCCTCAACCGCTTTGGCAAAGATGGCTGGAAAGTGTTTCAAATGTTCGTCGCTGGTGCCAATGCCCGAGTCTGGATGCTCAGGGAGATCGTCGACACATGAAAACACTCCTCGTCCTCCTATTGATCGCTGGCTCCTATCCCGATTCCCAACTCAAGAGCTGGTTTGACTCACTTAGAAGTGAAAAGGGTCCTTGCTGCTCCTTCGCTGATGGACGCACCGTTGCAACCGACGATTGGGGAATCAAAGGCGCTCACTATTGGGTAATCGTTGACGGACAAAAAATAGTCGTTCCCGACGACGCACTTATCTCCGCTTCCAATCGTCTTGGCCAGGCTATCGTTTGGCCTTACGAATATGAGGGACAGCTTGCCATCCGCTGTTTTATCCCCGGAGCCGAGACGTGAATGACCCCTACAACGCAGCCGACCTCCGAGCCCTTCGTCGTGCGACCCGCGCTGCTAAGCACGCTGAAGCAGAGCGTCGCGTTGTTATTTTTAACCTCATGGCTTCTCCTGGTGGCCGGAATTGGGTACACTCTATCCTTGCCGACTGCGCCATATTCTCCACAACCTTCACGGGTGAAGCGCTCTCTGGTGCGTTTAATGAAGGCAAGCGAAGTGTGGGTCTGCAACTTCTTACTGACGTGGTGCGATGGGCCCCCGATCAATACATCCAAATGATGCGTGAGCAAACCGATAAGGAACAAGCAAATGCCCGACGAGACGACAGTGGACACAGCGGGAGTGACGCGAACGGCGGAGGGTCAGATCTCGGACGGCCAGACGACGCAGACGGATCAGTCACCTTCGAGTACGACCCCGGAGACGACGGAGTCGGGGAAGACACTACTCACTGAGGACAAGTCCCCTGAGAAGGCGGAGGTCAAGGCAGTCGAAGGCGCGCCAGAAAAGTACTCCGACTACAAACTCCCCGACGGCGTTACCCTCTCGCCCGAGGTCAAAACCGAAGCCGACAACCTCTTCAAAGGCCTGGGCCTTTCTCAAGACGCTGCTCAGTCCCTTGTCGATTTCTATGGCAAGCAAATTTCCGAACTCTCCTCCGCCCCAGCCAAGGCCTATCAAGAAATGACCGACGGCTGGCGCAAGGATTCCGAATCGCACCCCGACCTGCGTGGCAAGCTCGGCCCGGGTCAGGAGATCAACGTTCGCATATCCAAGGCCCTTGATGGCCTTGGCGATCCGAAGCTGGCCTCAGACTTCAAAGCAGCCATGGACCTAACCGGAGTCGGCAACCACCCTGCCTTCATCCGCGTTATCTCCCGGCTCGCCGAGAAGGTAACTGAGGGCACGCACGTTGCAGGTAATGGTCCGTCTAAGGAGGGTCAATCCCAGTCCGGACGTACGGCGCCACCATCCGCAGCCGCTGCCATGTGGCCAACGCTCCCTTCCTCAACCAGGCAATAGGAAACCATAACTCATGGCTACCATCGGCAACGTCGCGCTGACGTACGCAGACTGGGCCAAGCGGCTTGATGACGGGTACAAGGTCGCCCGTATTATCGAGCTCCTTTCCCAGACGAACGAAATCCTCGAGGACATGATGGTCGTCGAGGGGAACCTCCCAACCGGGCACAAGACCACCGTCCGAACCGGCCTGCCCCAGGCCACTTGGCGCCTGCTCAATCAAGGTGTGCCGAATGCAAAAAGCACCACGGCTCAGATTGTGGATACGTGCGGTAATCTTGAGACGTATTCGGTTATTGACAAGGACATCGCTGATCTCAACGGCAACACCGCCGAGTTCAGACTCTCCGAAGTCAAGGCCTTCCTCGAAGGCATGTCCCAGCAGATCGCCGCGACAATGATCTACGGGAACCAGTTCGTGAACCCAGAGCGGTTCACCGGGCTGTCCCCTCGATACTCCACGAAGACCACCGCCAGTTCTCAAACCGCTAACAACGTCCTCGATGGCGGCGGCGCAGCCTCGACCAACACTTCGATCTGGCTCAAGGTCTGGGGCGACGACACTGCCCACGCAACCTTCCCTAAGGGCAAGATCACCGGCCTTCAGCACCGCGACATGGGTGAGTGGCCGGTAACCGATGCCTCGGGCAACACCTACCAAGCCTATCGCGATCACTTTAAGTGGGAGATCGGTTATGTCCTCCGCGACTGGCGTTATATCGTCCGGATCGCGAACATTGACATCACCCAACTCACCGGCGTGTCCGCGGCTAACCTCATCAACCTCTTGGTCCGGGCCATCTACAAACTCCCGACCCAGCCCGTCTCAGCCGGCACCATCCAGACCTCCGACACTCCTGAGGTCCGTGCGAACATGGGCCGCTCCGTCATCTACTGCAACCGTGTCATCCGAACCTACCTCGATCTTCAGGCGATGAACAAAACCAACGTCCTCCTCCGCATCGAGGAGTTCGATGGCAAACCCGTCACCACCTTCCGCGGCATCCCGGTGCGAACCTGTGACGCCATCCTCAACAACGAAGCAGCGCTCACTTAAGGGAGGCATGCACCATGATCCTCGACGCACTCCTCGCCTTCGACACCGGGTCTCTCATCACGGCGTCAGGCACTACCCAAGACTCCGCAAACATCATCGACCTTGGCAACCTTGGTTTGCCAACCACCTCCGCGACTATCCTTGGCGTAGGCCAAGCTCGCGATATCGGCATCGGTGACGATCCAGCCCTCAAGCTCCTGGTCCAAGTCATCACCGCTGCCTCCACCGGCACCTCGATGACCGTAACCCTCGAGGGCGCAATCGACACTGCCGCTGGCGTCCCATCCACCTTCTCCGTCTGGTGGGTCTCTCCAGCCTACACCACCGCCCAGCTTGTCGTTGGCGCCCGCTTGATGGATATGGACATGCCTCGTCCACCCGCTGGCGTGGCTGTCCCGCGCTTCCTCAAGTTGGTCTACACCACCGTCTCCACCTGCAACCCAACCATCGCAGCCTACATCGTCCTCGACCGCCATGATCAAATGTACCAATCCACCAAGAACGCGGTCCTCGGCGGCTACCCTGCTGGCATCACGGTGGCGAACTAACATGAAGAAACTCCTCCTTGCCCTTGTTGCTTCCCTCGCGTTTGCGGGGGCGGCCCAAGCTCAGGTCTCCTGCGTTGGCGTTGGTGGCGTTAACAACGTCCCCCAAGTCGGCGTCACCTGTACCCAGGAACCCTCCGTCGCAACCTATGCCGCCACTGGCGTAGGTATCATTCCTGCTGCTTCCGCAACCGACATCGCTTGCATCGCAGGCTCTGCTACCCGCGTGATCCGTGTCCAATCGGTTCGTGTCAGCGGTAGTGGCACAGCTATCTCCGTCCCTGTGCTGATCAAGAAGAACGCCTCCGCCGATACCGGTGGCACTCCTGGTACTGGTGTCGTCCTCCCTGTAGCCTACGCTTTGGACAGTACCAACCCAACCTCCACCGCAACCCTCGTCTCCTACACAGCCAACCCTACCATTCCTGACTCTGCCCCTGGCATTATCAGCAGTGCCAACCTTGGCTTGGTCGCAACCACCGTCGGTGCGGCGGTAACCCCCTACGTCCTGTTCGACTACGCCGAGCGGACTTTCTCCGAAGCCCCAACTCTACGAGGCGCAGCGCAGCAAATCTGCGTGAACCTCAACGCCACTTCACCCACCGCTCTTCTCAACGTAACATTCCGCTGGACGGAGGCACCACAATGAAAAAGCTCCTACTCCCCTCGGCTGTGATCCTGGCCCTTGGCCTGGCTTTAGCCTTTGCTCAGAACATCAACAAAGCAGTCCAACTCTCTCAGGACCCAACCGGTCTTATCGGCTACGATACCTCTAACAATATCTACCTCCCTAACCACCTCCTTACCACAACCCGAGGTGGCCCACCTCCGACGGTGGCAGCAGCCAATTGCGGTACGACCTCTCCATCTGTTGTCGGCACCGACTTCGCTGGGGTCATCACCGTCGGCACTTCCGCCACCACCTCCTGCGTGCTCACCTTCGGCACGCCCTTTGTCACCGCTCCGGTCTGTCTCCTGACCCCGAAGTCCGCAATCCTTGCGGCCCTCTCCTATGCCACTGCCACTACTACCCTAACCATCACCCAAACCTCGACCGCTAACAATACCATCGCCTATATGTGCGTTAGCTCGTCGTAGGAGACCCCGATGCGAAACCTTGGACTGGCGCTTTTCCTCGCTGCTCTCCTGGGCATAGCGCCAGCCCAGGCTCAAATCGTCACTACCGCCCCATTCCCGCAGGGAGGCCAACCCAATAACCTCGTTGCCTCGGCAACTGGCACCACTGGTTCCTTCACCGCAACCCTCACCGGCGTTGCAGGCAAGTGGACCTATCTCTGTGGCTTCGTCGTTACTTCCGCAGGCACCACCTCTGCTACCCTCGGCAACATTGCAATCACCGGCACCCTCGCTACCATGAACTATGAATACGCCTTTGTCTCCTCTGGCCAGGGCATTCTCGGCGTCGCCTTCCCGGGTTGCATCTCTTCCTCCGCAGTCAACACCTCCATCGTTGTAACCCTCCCTGCTGGGGGCGCTGGCACTGTCGCCGCGATAACCGCATGGGGGTATACAAATTGACCCGCCTATTCACCCACCTAACCGCTCTTCTTTTGATCTTCTCTGTATCCGCCTCGGCGCAACTCCTTCGCGGAGTCACCGACTCCCTCTCTGGCGGAGGCACCCCTGTTGGTCCAACCTGCGCAGGGGTAATTGACCTTTCCGTGGGCTGTGCGCTGCCCATGCTTGGAGGTGCGCCATGAACAAATGGCATCTACGCTTTCTCCGCTTGGCCTACCTTGGCCTTATCTCCATCCTGCCCATCTACGCCCTGGCTGACTACGGCGCAAGCTCTGGCTCCGGCCTTCTGATCCGAGCCTTCGACGCAACCCACGGAGGCTCCGCCCTTTGCGCTGCGGCCAACACTCAATGCCAGGCCGTAGGTTTGGTCAACTCTGCAGGAGCCGAAATCGGCGTCTCCGGTGCCCCAGTACGAGTCGACCCAACAGGCACCACTACCCAGCCTGTATCGCAAGCGACTGGAACTAATCTTCATGCAGTGATCGATACCGGCTCGACGACTGCTGTCACGCAGGCGACTGGTACCAACCTTCACGCAGTTATCGACACTGGTTCCACCACCGCAGCCACCCAGGCCACCGCCTCGAACCTCAATGCCCAGGTCGTCGGCCCTGGCGCCACGGGTGCTGCGCTTGTTGGCAATCCTGTTCGCGTTGCTTTGAGCGATGGAACCAACACGCAGAATTGGCTTACCGCTCTTGCCCTCAATCCAACCACTGGTGTCAACGGCAACAACACTGGTGCGGTAGTTAATTATCTCTATAACGGAACTGCTTACGTGGCGGCGCCAGGTACGTTGAATGGCGCCTATGGAATCATCCGCGATGCCGCTGGCAACGCCCGAGGGGCCAACGTCAACGCCAGCAACCAGCTTTCCACTAGCGTAGACGCTAGTGTTCTACCAACTGGCGCGGCTACGTCCGCCAACCAAACCACCGAGCTTGCCTCCCTTTCTACGATCGCCACGAACACCGGCGCGGCCGTTCCTGCTGGCACCGCCCATATCGGCACAGTCGGAACTGCTCCTTATGCAGACGGCGCTGTGCCGATCACGGCGACCGCAACCGGCACCACGGCAGCCACCACTGCCACGCTCGCGGCTTCCGGTAGCGGTCTCAAGACCTATATCTGCGGATTCTCGATCCGCGCCAACGCAACGGCGGCGGTGACTAACAACGCCACGCTGACTGGCGTCGTTACCGCGACCATGAACTTCACCCAATGGACCGCGCCGAATGCGAGCGGTCTGGGCGTGACTGAAATGATCTTCTCGCCCTGCATCCCATCTAGCGCAACAAACACAGCAATCAACGTGGTATCTGGAGCACCAGGTACTGGTGGCGTTGTGTCCGTCTCGGCTTGGGGATATCAGCTCTAATGTGGCACCGCTTTACAGTCTGGGCACTTCTGCTCGCCGGAATTGTCTGCCTGACGCAGGTGCCGACCCGCGCTTATTGGCAGACTCGCGACTCGGCTTACAATAACCCACCTAGCAGCGGTGCTGGTGGATCCTGTTCGCAATCAACTGCATACTTCGCAGCCGCTACCACTCTCACCGGAGGCGAAAAGACCGCCCTCGATACGCTGATCTGCGGTCGAGTAACCAGCGGCGTCTTTGCCAAGCTTGATGTCTGGAACTTCCTGGCACTGACGAATAAGGCTGATGCCTTAATCAACATGGCACAGCCAGGTACATTCAACACCACTGAAATTAGCACTCCGACATTTACGGCCAATCGTGGATATACGGGAGTCGATGCCAGCACCACCATCGCGCTCGACACTAACTTCAACCCTTCGACGGCTGGAGGCCACTACACGCAGAACTCCGCCCACCTGGCGTTTTGGAGCAACACCAGCAACAGCCCGGCTCCCAGTAACGAAGTCGATATGGGATTGATCGATGTCGCAACGCCGGTTGCGAGTTACATATCTGCGGGCCTCTCGGCGGCGTCAGCTGGAAATTCGTCATACACGGCGAACGCCAACGCCTTTGCCAGTGGTGCGACCCCATCAGGAAACAGCCTGGGACATTTCCTTGCCAACAGGACCAATCTTACGGCAGACCTTGGATACTGGAACGCGGCTGACCAGATGATCATGGGCAAAGGTTCCGCCGCTCCAACTAACGGCAACTTCTATGTTCTTGCTTACAATGTTCCCGGCACCGGGGTTGGAGGTGGCTCGGCTCGCCAGATCATGACCTTCTCCATTGGTGGCGGCCTGTCGGGCGCAGACATTACCGACCTGTGCCATGCAACCAACGTTGCTCTTACCGCGCTAGGTGGTGTCTCAGGTGGAATATGTTGACTAAACGCAACCTATTAGCTGGCGCGAGTTTCTTAGCCATTTGGCGGGCAATTCCTTCGCTCGCTTGGACCCATGGTAATGCTGGCTCCCCACCTCCCGCAGGATTCGGCGGCAACCCCAATGTCCAGATCACAGCCATCGACGTTAGCGGTGGCATCGAGCTGTCTCGCTCCTCGGGCCAACTGCCTGCGTTCTTCCAAGCATCAGCCATGAACATCACCGCGACTGCGGTTGGTGGCATTGTGCAGCCCTACGAAGACCTTGAATACACTTGGACTCTAACTCGCGCTGGTGGCTCTGTTGCCGCCGAGAACTTCACCAATCCATCGATCTATCCCTACTCCACCGGCGGTCCGACCGTCAACGCCAACACCGACCAAACCGGCCCCGAGGCTGCATTTGTCTGCCGCGTAGCTGACACATATACCGTTACCCTGACGATTCGGGGCGCTAACGGCGCAGGCTTCACCACAGCTACCGCAACGACGACTTTCACTGCCAGCACCTTCAATGCTTCCGGTGCAGAAGTGTGGGTTGATTCTGCTGCTGCTGGCGGAGGCAGTGGAACACTCCTGTCGCCATTCAATAATCTAGGCGATGCTTTCACTGTACTTAACGCAGCGGGCTTCACCAACTGCGCGATGCATTTGAAGCGTGGGTCGCTTTTTCTCAATGGCGCTGCTGGCATTGGCAATGGCAATACTACACCGGTCAACGGTTTTCGTGTCGATGCCTATGGTGTCGGGGCCGATCCCATCCGTGAGGACAACGTAAATACATACGCCCCCATTCAATTCAGCACTGGGTCTGCAGGATCTTCCGGCGGTGTATGGTTGCAGGACATCGTCATTTCAAATGTCGTGGCTAAATGCGGACCCGGTAACACTGCGCAGATTGCCTGTGGCTTGCTTGGTCAAAATGACGACCCATTGCTGGAGGTCAATGATTTTTACTTTGACAATGTGACGGTGATTTCAACTACAACAGCGGCTTTAACTTCACAGGATGTTTTTTGCCTAACACCAAATACCGCGTTTGGGGTTCCTCTTAAAGTGCGCGCAGGTTGTTGGAATGTGAAAGTCTCAA